AACAGTCAGAACTGTAGTTCCAACTCTGCGACAAAAGCAAAAACGATCATACCAACTTGCCGACAGTAACCAACACGTCGATGAGCCCCGAGGCGCTCCGCCGTGGGGGCGAGGCATCGGGTGTGGAAGTTCTTTACACGCTGTTGCCGCCATAGGCGGCGTGCGTCACCGTGAGAGGGTTTCTCAAGGGAGAAACATCTCCCTTGAGCGGCGTTCTTTACTCCACTTTCCTTCGACGAGGAAAGAAAGTGGAAAAAAGATAAACAACAATTTACGTTACACCTCAATTATACCCTACCAATCCACCTTTGTCAATAGATTTCAATAAAAAAATTAAGAAAACTTAAAAATAGGGGTTGACAAACCAAGCGGGGCTATGCTATACTATGCGCGTGTTAAGTGAACTTAACAAAAATGAAAAGCAAGGAGGAACGAGAAATGAATCAAAACAACGGTTACCACCGTATGCCCGAAACAAGAAAAGCAGGAGAGGTGTGTGAGGGCATCTGTCCATACTATTTGCGGGATAAGGGGAACGGAATGGTCTATTGTGAATGCGCACGTTTCCGTTTTCCCGATAAATTATCACGTCGGGAGATCGTTTACGGTTTTTGCGCCCACCCCGACAATTACAAAAAGTGTGCGATCAAGCAAGCTATGGATCATTATTATGAGCGAAAGTATAACATGATCGATGCTGATGAAAGGGGGAGCGCCTGTGTTGAAGCATCCAAATAAGAGGGGCGTGGAAATACCCGAAGTAAAGGAAATGACGGATCTTTTTGTTGCTTGGATCGGTGTGCTGTTTCGTCGTCTTGGTGTAGGCACCTGCAGAATCAGCACACAGGAAATCCGTGAAGGATTGGGAAATCTGCAATTCTCGGCTGTGCGTGAGGGAGAAGACTATGTCATTACCTTGATGCCTTACGGAGAGGGGGAAGATGCTCATGACGGAGCCGAAAACTGATACGACTACTCCCAAGAAGAGAATTTGCCGAGACGGTCGCCTTTGCAAACGGGTGGAGGATGCCATCTGTCGCCGTGCCGAGGGGTATCAGGTAGAACTCCGCAAAACCCTCAAGGTCAAGCGAGTGGACTATGATCCCGACACGGGGAAAAAGACTTGCGAGCGTGAAGAATTGCTTCCCGGGATAGAAGAAATCCATGTGCCCGGAGATGTTCGCGCCGCTGCCTATTTTCTCAACAACCGTGATCCCGGACGTTGGCGTGAGCATCCCAACACAGGGGAGGAAAATTCTGAAACGACGGGTATTGTAGAGATCCCTGCGGTCTGCTCCCACGGGGAAGTGGGTGACGAGGATGGAACGCTTAACACCTGATCCCGGGGTGGTGTGGAGACCTCAGCCAAGACAGCGCTTGTTCATGTCCCGCCCCGAAGAGGAGGCTTTGTATGGCGGCGCGGCAGGTGGCGGGAAATCCGATGCCCTTATCATTGAGGCTCTGCGCCAAGTACATATTCCGTGCTATAGAGGTCTCATTCTGCGAAAGACATATCCTCAACTGACGGAGCTGATTGCCAAGTCCCAGCTGTACTATCCCATCGCTGTCAAGGGCGCAGTTTATAATACTGCGGCGCATACTTGGAAATTCCCCGGTGGCGCACGTATCATATTCGGCTCTATGCAACATCCCAAAGACCGACTTAATTATCAGGGTCAAGCCTATGACTACATCGCTTTTGACGAACTGACTCATTTCACATGGGAGGAATACAGTTATCTCTTCTCACGTAACCGGCCTTCCGGCTCCGGCACACGATGTTATATGCGCGCTACCGCCAATCCGGGCGGCGTGGGACACGGATGGGTCAAGGCACGTTTTATTACACCCGCCCCTCCCATGACGCCCATTCGCGAGCAGGTCAAGGTGCGTTACCCTGATGGGCATGAGGAGGAAAAGTGCAAAAGCCGCATTTTTGTCCCGTCCACGGTGTTTGATAATGCCATATTGCTTGAAAATGATCCCGACTACCTTACCCGTTTGGCGACCCTTCCCGAAGCTGAGAAAAAAGCCTTGCTTTATGGGGATTGGGATAGCTTTTCGGGACAGGTATTTACTGAATGGCGAAACGATCCCGCACATTATGAAGATCGTGTGGCTACCCATGTAATCCATCCGTTTCGTATTCCCGATACTTGGTCGGTATGGCGAGGCTTTGACTGGGGCTATAGCAAACCCTTTTCGGTGGGGTGGTACGCAGTTGATCACGATGGCAGACTTTACCGCATCCGAGAGCTATACGGTTGCAGGGGAGACAGCGCGGGGCTTCCCATCCCTGATACAGGTGTGGGCTGGAGTGCTGACAGCATTGCCCAAGAAATACGGCGCATCGAGGCCGAGGATGTCAACCTTAAAAACCGTCGTATCCACGGTATTGCTGACCCTGCCATTTATCAAAAAAACGGCGGTGAATCCATCGGTGCTATGATGGAGCGGGAAGGCGTGTACTGGGACAAAGCAGATAATACCCGTCTGGCAGGCAAGGCGCAGCTTCACCGCCGTTTGGCTTTTGACGCTAAAGGAATCCCCATGTTTTACGTATTTTCTACCTGCAAGCATTTTATACGAACGGTCCCCTCGCTGATCTATAGTCAGATCAACGTGGAGGACGTAGATACCACCATGGAGGACCATATCTACGACGAATGCCGCTATATCTGTATGGAAAATCCGTTGCCTCCGCGTATGGCATCGGCATCGGATCTTCAGATGGATTCGGCGGATCCCTTAATGCTTTCCTCCTACCGACATAACATGATGAAAGGAATATAAAACCATGACTTCTGTAAAGCAAACTCCACGTATTACCTCTACGCATATCCTCGAAGCGATGGAACGGTTTCGGGAATATCAGGCGGGAAAACAGGATCTGAATACCCGATTGACCGACGAAATTGCTTGGTGGCATAGCCGTTGGGGAAAGGAAGGACGAAGTGCTGACGGTAGATCCACTTCTGCTTGGCTCTTCAATAGCATAGCCCACAAGCACGCGGATCTTTGCGATAATTACCCCGTGTGCCGTGTGCTCCCCAGAGAGTCGGCGGACGAAGAGGAAGCCACGATGCTGTCGGCCATCCTGCCTGTCATTACGCAGAAATGCAAATTCGAAAAACTCTACTCCGATAATGCTTGGAGTAAGCTGAAATACGGGTTGGCGGGGTACGGAATTTTCTGGAACCCCGCCTTGGAAAACGGCTTTGGCGATATTGATATTCGGCGTGTGGACATAGCCAATCTTTACTGGGCACCCGGAGTCAGCGATATTCAGGAAAGCCCTCACCTATACCTTCTGTCTTTGGAGGATACAGATACCTTGCTTTCGAAATATCCGGTTTTGGCCGAAGAAAAGGCATGGCAACGGATGGGAGGGACGATTCCCGATATGGGCGGTAGCTATCTTGACAGCAACAACGGTACGGGAGACAAAATTGCGGTGGTGGATTGGTACTATAAAGTGACGGATCCCAGCGGTCGTACTCTGCTTCACTATGTTAAATTTGTAGGCGAGACTCTGCTGTATGCTTCCGAAAATGATCCTGCGTATGCGCATTGTGGCTGGTATGATCACGGTCAGTATCCCTTTGTGCTGGATGTGTTTTATCCCAGGGAGGGCACACCGGAAGGGTATGGACTTATCTCTGTGGGACGCAACGCCCAAAGCTATATTGACGAGCTGGACGGACGCCTTTTGGAGTACGCCAACTGGGCCAGTCGCGTCCGCTATTGGGCCAAGCGGTCTTTGGGCGTCAATGAGCGGGATTTTTTAGATCTTGACCGCCACATCATTGAGGTGGAAGGGGATATGGATGAAGAAAAGCTTCGTCAGATCACCCTGTCGCCCATGGACAGCCGACTCTCGGAGCTTCGCCAAATGAAGATCGAAGAGCTGAAGGAGACTACGGGCACCAAGGATGTTTCCCTCGGCGGCACCTCCGGCGGTGTAACTGCTGCCGCGGCCATTACGGCTCTGCAAGAAGCAGGGGAAAAGGGAAGCAGGGATTGTCTGGCCGGGACGTATCGCGCGTTTGTGGAGATCACCACTCAGGTCATTGAGCTCATTCGTCAGTTTTATGACAGTGCGCGAACCTTCCGTATCACGGGAAAGGATGGCGATTATACCTATCTGACGTATTCCAATCGCGGCCTTGTTGATAGAGAAAACGGTGTGGATGGACAAGGCGATATGTGCTATTACCATCCCGTATTTGATGTGGAAGTCAGAGCTGAAAAGCAATCGCCGCACAGCCGTGCCGAAAGAAATGCACTCATGCTGTCCCTTTATGAGTGCGGAATGCTGGATGAAGGACGCGAAAAGGCGGCACTTCGCGCGTTGGAAGGCATGGATTTCGAAGGAATATCTACCCTCCGTGCTGCGTTACGCACGACGGCTGAGGTGATGGCGGATTGATCCGCATTTGCCTAAAGCGGTGGGAGGAGGGGATGGAGCTGGAGGCCTGCGGACACGCGGGGCATGGAGCGATCGGCCATGACATCGTGTGTGCGGGAGTCTCCGCGCTTCTATACGGCCTTGCAGCGTATCTGACAGAACAGGCTGAGGCTTGCCCGGCGGGACAGCTTGAGATATCAGAGATGGCGGGACGGCTGTATATACGGACGAGAGGAGTGACGGGAGACGAAAGCGCCTTTGCCCTTACGGCGGCGGGGCTTCGTCTCATCGAAAGGGGATATCCGGAGGCGGTATGCTTGGTATACCCTGCGGATGTTCCGTGCATGAAAGGAGAAGAGTATGGAAGAACAGTTGAAGGAATCCTTGACGGCAGAAATATCCGCCGAGGATGAGGCGGAGGCATCCTCTGAGGAGCTGTGGGATGCCGCATGGTTGCAAGAGGCCGAGCTTCTCAAACAGAGCTATCCTGATTTCGAGCTTGAGACACAAATGAAAGATCCGCTGTTTAGCGGAATGTTACGAGGAGATATTCGTCCCAGCCTGAAGCAGATCTACGAGCTGTGTCACGGGGGAGAAATTGCTAAGCAAAAGGTGGATGAGGCGGTAAGCGCGGCTGTTGCCGAAGCGGTTAATAAAGCCGTAGCGGAGGCGGTTGCCCAAACGACCACTGAAACCGAGGAGCGGATGCTGTCCCGCATCCGTGCAAGAGGACAGCGTCCCGCTGAGAGCGGGCTGAACGCTGCTCTGGGGTTCAGAACTCATCCCGCCGTGAGTCGCCTGACCCGCGCAGACCGTGAGGGGCTGGCACGGAGAGCCTCCCGCGGGGAAACTATCCGTCTGTAGGACGGAAGCATATTTCACTTCAATAAGGAGGATTTCATGAATCAAAATTACATTGAAAGCGGTGCCTTTCTGCAGCACTTCGCATCCGGCACAATGGTGCAGGGCACCGAGGGTGTATCCAACAATAGCACAGGTGTGGTAACTCCCTACGGTCAGGGCGAGGGCCTTTCTGCCGAGATGAAGACTTACTACAGCGATTATCTCGTAGACAATGCCGAGCCCTATCTGGCACACGATCTTTTTGCGCAGAAGCACCGTATTCCCGGTGGTGCCAAGACCATTTCTTTCCGCAAGTACGATCCCCTGCCCAAGCGCATGACTCCCATCACCGAGGGTGTGACCCCCGACGGCCAGAACCTACGTGTCAGCGTGGTGGAAGCCACCATCGCT